ATCCTCACCATCGATATACTTTTCAATAGTCGTTGGCGCAAGATCACGATTATACTTTTCAAGGTAGTTACGAAAATGATGTGAACGAATTCGTTTCAATTCGGTATTCATATAATCAAGAATACCATCAATTTCCTGCAATTGATTAAAACGATGTTCAAAGATTCCGGGAAGTCTTGAAGCAGCTTGCTCAAGACTCCCGTCAATCTTACATTCTTTCTTGGACTCTTCCAATTCTCTTGTATAATATGCAACTGCCGCGTCTAAAGCACCAATGTCACCATCGAGTACAATTCTTCTAAACCAAACATTTGACATATCATACAATCCTTATTCTTCTATTGTATCTTCAATGGTATCTTCCAAGTCAGCATCACGCTTAGCAGCCTCATCTAACTCCTCGCGCGAAACAGTAAATGGATTTTCTTCCATAATCTGATCCAATAACGATGTTGGAATGTCTTTACGGAAATATTTATGCTCTACGCCCTTCTTATCTGTATAGCACAGCTTATTTCCCACAGAAACCAACAATCCATCTTGCTCAAATAAACCACCGGGGTTGCCTTTAGTTGGGGCCTTAAATGAAACAAGTCCTGAATATGGATCAATGCCTTGTGACCATGGAACTTCAATTGAAGTTTTTTCAAATGGTTTACTAAATCGTGATTTATAAATCATTGCATCACAAGTAATACCCTGAACACCGGTTGATGTAGCAATTTCCTTATCGGTGTGAATATCTTTAAGTTTTTTCTTTCTCGTTGCCAAAACAATTGAACTAGCGTAAATAATTCCATCACCACCCGTAATCTTCTGATCAGGGTTGAACATATCCATAGATTGATATGTATGATTGGTCATTAGAAAACCAATATTCTTCTGTTCAATCATATAAACACAATTCTTAATGAAACGCTTCAACTGTTTTGCTTGTTGACCTTGATCGCCTTTCATTGCACCTTTTTGGAAATTTTCGAAACCTGAATCGGTTTCAAGCATACCCAAAGAATCAATAACAATAAGAAGTGGCTGATCCGAACCCTGCGAGTTAAACTCATTAATAAAACTGCTTACACGAGCCGTACAATCATTGACGGTGTTAATAGGAACACGCAAAAACTCGTGTTCACCTACATGAACACCAGCATTAACATACCATTCTTCTTCATCGACACCTTCAGAATCAAGAAACAAAACAAAAGCATTCAACTTTTCTTGTGCGTTCTTCATAATATTGGCAGCAATCAGTGATTTACCACTACCGGATTCACCAGCTAACATATTGACCTTTCCGAGCGGCATACCGCGATGGTAATCGCCACTAATCAAACGATTAAGTGCGTAATTTCCGGTATCAATCCACATACGTTCTTTGGCAAACCCAATTGGAATATCCAATTTTTCTGTTAAATTGCGTCTAAATTTTGTGGGATCGAATGTCTTCATATTTATAACCTCCAATTAAAAAGATAGAATTGGGGCCGAAGCCCCAACTCCGTTTATTCTTTAAGCCTTTGACGCCTCAGCGCGAGCCTTAATTTCTGCCAAAATATCCTTTGGCTTCTTCTTTTCAACTGGTGCGGTTTCTACAGCAACAGTCTCTACTGGTGTTTCGACAACAGCTTCAACAACTGTATCTTCTTCGACTGCTTCTTCAACTGCTTCTTCTACAGGTGTTTCAACTGCTTCCTTTTTTGGTGTAGGGGCAGGTGTAGCAACCTTAGAAACGGTATCACTGTTTGACTGTTCAAATTTTAGACCATAAGGCTTATAGAAATTTGCCCAACGTTCTGGATCATATTCATCGCCTTCTAGGGATGCTTCAAACATCTCTTGAATCACGCGAACAGCTTCTGCGTCTGGCTTCTTAGGGAGATAGTCACTAAGATTCTTAAGACCATACTGGTCAATTGCAGCCAACTCTTCATCAGTAAGTGCAGAACTTCTACGTGCATAACCTGATGTATCATAGTTCGCATACTGACCCTGCTTTGTCTTGATGATACGAAAATCTGTACCAGCCGTAAAATCGGTTGGCATTTCATCCATATCTGGATCAAAAATACCAGCCTTAACGATTTTGAAAATGCCAGGATTTAGAATCAATCTACGAATTGGATTTTCTGGAGCGTCGGTTTCCGAAAGTGGATTTTCACGAACAAAACCCTGGAAAATATAAGAACGCTTCTTCCAATAAGAACGTGCCAAATCTTCTCTATCACTATCCTTGAACCAAGGACGGATTTCGTTTAGAACCGGGCAAGTGCCGCTGTTTTCACCATCATACATTTCCATGCAAGGAACCTGGACCTCAATTTCGCGGTCAGTGTTCTGTCCCTTAATACCAGGAAACTTAAGACGAATTTTCTGCATTTCAACCCAGAAAAAATCATTTTCTTCGTTGCCATCGGGAAGGTAACGAACCAATGCAGGATGAGAATCCATACCAGAACTAAAAGGAATGTTCCAGAATGCATAAATTGCGTTATCGGATGTGAAGGATTGTTGTTTGGTTTCTTTGTCAAGTAATTTCTGACGGAGTTGTTCTAATTTATTAGCCATTTTATTTCTCCTTGTATTAGCTAAAATATTGGTTACGTATTGGTTTAAATATTTGTATTAACAATGGTCCATCTGTAACCATGAACCAAAGTATAGTTATTTATTCTTTTTTAGTCAATATTTAAATTAAAGACTAAAAATAGACTTTTAAAAAAGATGAAATATTCAGAAAGGTCAATACATAAAATTTGTGCACCTTAATTTCTTACTAAGATGCACAAATTGTAAAATGCAAAGATTGTCTTGTTTTTTACATCATTTATTATTGTTGTATCTAGCCAATTGAATAATTCTACGCGAATCTTCAGAAATTTGTGGCTCTACTTCTTCTTTGCGCATATGTCTTGGTGCCTGTGCTTGTGGCTTAGTCTTCATTCGCGCATCGTATTTTCGTGCCATTGCTGAATACTTATCTTCTTTATCATCTGGCTTTGCATCATCGCGGGAAGAAGCACCACGTCTACCATATCCACCCCTATCAAGTCTATCAGTCATAGTACGTTCACGATTGTAAGCCCAATCTGGACGAGCTTTTGCTTCGTCTACTTCGTCGGATTTAGCCTGAACGCGAACACGATTTTTAATCATATTTTCCTCGGCTTCTTCCTCAAAACTGAATTTATCCTTATGATCGATTTTATCTTCTGGGTTGATCATAGAACGATCACTATTGCGCACATCTTTCTTATGACGCATAAACGGATCACCTTCTTCGATGCCTTCCTCTGCTGATCCACGCAATCTATCCAAAGCATATCTCACAATTTCATCTCTGTCAACATATTCATAGTATTCATCATCATTACCATATATAGAATTAGCTGCTGCAAGTGCAGAACCGGCAATATCGGTAGCAGCATCATCTAATTCTTCAGGTGTCAAACGAATATTACTATATTCTCTATTAATGATTTCTCCAACCTGTTCTTTAACATTATCATACATATCATCAATAGCTGCATCATCTAGTTCATTGTCATATGGACTAATCATAGAACCACCATGAGGATCAGCGACACCACCAACTTCTTTTACCGACTGACGCATACCAGCAAGCTGACGAATACGAGAAATTTCTTCGGTTTCCAATGATTCATGCATTCTATCTATTTCTTCTTGAGGCATCTTTGTATCATGTTCAAGACCAATATATCCCATCTTTGGATTCCATGATAAAATAAATGCACCTTCACGATATACATTATCTGATTTACCGGCTGCCAATTCAGGACTCATATCATGTTTTCCTGGCTGAAATGCTATATCACCAATATAATCTAATGTTGCTTCTGGTCCTTTTTCATCAAGCATGTCCAATAACTCGGTTGCTTCTTCGCCCATAGCGAAGAATACGTTTTCATAACGATCCTCGCCTTCTGGCTTTTCATCGTCGGCCTGGGATTCGGCAAAACGTGCATCGCCATAGAATTCTTCGGCATTAATTTCGGCTTTATCATCAGAAATTTCTTTATCGGGACCAAGAACATCATCATCAAATGTTCTACCCATATCATGATTGACTAATCCCGATTCTTCGGCTGCACCCCAAAGCTGTTCCTCAAAATCTTCAACACTTTCAGGATTTGCACTCATTTTTGCCATTTCTTCGGCAACTTGATGAATTGCCTCTTCTAAACTTAAACGACGGTCTGCAATAAGTGCCTTTACCTTCTCAAGAGCTTGCTCAAATGTATCAACATCACCATCATCTTCCTGACCTACACGACCCATTGCCATATTATCACCAACAGCATTAGAACCATCATATTCTGAAAGATTTTGACGAACATTTGTAATTTCTTCCCAAAGTTTCGTATCTTCTTCGACAATTGCCATAACATCGTCCATAATACCCTGTGCTTCATATGTTTTCACATAATGCTTGAATAATGGATGACCAAGATATAGATTTAGGTTATCAAATGCATTTTCTGGAAGAGTCGTCTTGATAGAAGGAGCCTTATCTTCTTCTACAAACAAATCTTCTTCTTTAAAGAATTCAACGGTTGAAAGTTCATCAAATGCACTTTCAAGAAGCTTAAATTCTGGCAATTGGCTTTCATTTACGGAGAATAGATCATCAGGATCACGAGAAAGTCTATCTTTACCTGTTACAGGACGATCATAAACAGGAACTTGATCCTCACGAGGAGCTTCATTTTTTTCTTTTTCGGTATCTTTCTTTGTTTTACCGTCAATCTTATCTATACCTTCATGAATGCTTTCTTGTTGCGATGGACGCTTCATTAAACCCAATTCAGAAGCCAAAGCTCTAAATGCTGCATTCTCTTCGCGAGTCATTTTATCATCATGGCGTGGGTTTTTAAGCTTGTTCTCCAATTTAGATGCTGCACGAGCCGCTAAAGTCCATTCTTCATCTTTAATTGGGCGACCATTAATATTATTTTTTTCAAGTGCATCCTGAACTGCAAGAACAATCCTACCAAGCGGACTTTTCTGCATAATTGCCATTTCATCGGTATCAGCAACAGAATATTCTTCGATTTCACGAGCATATCCTTTTTTACCAGCCATACGCTTAAGAGATTCACGAAGACCGATAAAATTCTTACGGATTTGTTCATGAAGTGCATTAACTTCTTCTGATAGTGGCTGCGATCTATGTAAACGGCTACTTTCTACGTAAATATTACGGAGATGAGCCATTTTTTCGGTCATTTCAGTAATTTTAGAACCAATTGTATCATTAACAGAACCGCCATTGCTAATGTGACGCGCCATTGCACGAGCACCATGAATATTATTCTCTTTCATTTTAAAACGTTCTCCGTCTCTTGTTTCCACGAAAATAGCTTCGATGTTTCTTGTGCGTGCACCCATTTTTTCTTCATTGACACGTTCACTGTGCCTTACAATGATTCTGCATTCACCAATTCTTGAATAGCTAGAACGTGTTGTTCCTTTCCAACCCGCTTTTCTGCCTTCTTGAACTTCCATCTCAGTACCCTCTTTAACATCTTTTATATTGTGTGAAAAATCTCTAGGCTTTAATTCACGACCCCAAGAACGAACATTATAAGACATGCCATTACGATGGGCAATTGTTCTTAATCTATCACCCAATCCGCTTGAAAATTCTTTTATGTCCTGATCATCGCTTAAATGAACATTGATTTCTGATTTTTCTTCGCCGCCATCTATGATAGAAACCACAATCTTGTCTTCTTTATCATAAAACTTCGTAGCAATCAGTTCACCATCAACGGTATTTGATACGATACTATACAAACGATTCCCTTTCTCATCAAAAAACTCGACATCCTGATGACCAGCGGCAAGCATAGCTTCATAAACTTTTTCAGATACTCGTTTAAAATCAATTGTCATAATTCTAACCTATATAAAATCCTATCTATATTTATAGTTTTAAACGAAAATTGCAG